TTTATGGCAACAATACAAGATTTGATGAAACAAAAGGTAATTCGCAAAGTTCAAAGAAGCGATAAAGGTAAACAACACCAACATCGTAAATACAATGATTTAACTATACCTAAATTTGGAGTTAAAAGTTTAATTAATTTACAAGAAACAGAATCGAAATCACCTAAAAAGGGTAAAATAAATGGCAAATAATTGGGATTACCAACAAACTTCAGCTGTATTCAACGACACTAAAGTTGATGCTATAGCTGGCGTACCCAGTGGACAAATAGACCAACTTGCTAATCTTTCAATAGACATTCCTGACAACCAAATAATTAAGAACTTAGACAACCGTATAGAAGACTCAGTAGGATATTGGGATGACCCTTCGGGTTTTAACTTAAAACAATCCAGAAACGAAAACCTTAGATTTTATTTAGGTAAACAAAATGACGTACGTTCTCTTTACCGATTTCAGACTCCTTATGTAGAAAATCAAATTTACGTAGCTGAACAAGCTATCACTGCTTACCTTACGGCTAACACACCACAAGCTGAAGTATCTCCTGCTTCTGACTCTCCAATGAGTAAACAATTTGCTATGGACCTTGAGAAAGTAGCTATGGCTCACTCAATGCAATTCAACGTACAACAATTACTAGAAACGAGCGTTAAGAATGCTCTCAACAAACGTCTTGGACTTATTTATTTAAGTTTTGACCCTAATGACGGTATAAATGGTGAGATTGTTCCAGTCGCTTTAAATCCAGAAGAAGTAATCATTGACAAAAACGCCAAGATGGGTGAAGACCCTGACTTTATATGTCGAATGGTTAAAATGTCACTTAACGAAGTTTGCTCACGATGGCCAGATAAGAAAGAACAAATCTACAAAGAGGCAGGTATTATACGTGGTACTCCTAATCAATTAGACCAAATAATGGTTATTAGAGAAGTATGGCTTACTTATTACGACAAAAAATACAAAGCACACCAAGCTTTAGTTTATTATTTTAACAACTGTGTCTTAGAGAAGAGTAAAAACCCTAACTGGATATACGCAAAACCTGAAAAGAATTTCATGAACTTGCCAATGAAACCTTTTATTCCTTTAAACTTAGACAATGACGGACAACACTGGATAGATTACACATCTGCAGTAGAACAAGCAGCTAAAGTACAGGTTATTTTAAACAAACGTGGCCGTCAATTAATGGAAGTTGCCGATAAAGCTAACGGAATTTTAGTTATAGATACTAAATCAGGTATGACTAAAGACGATGTACAAGACCTTACAGATGACCCTAACCAAAGAATAGTCATCTCCCCACCACCTAACGTACGAGCACAAGATGTTATCTTCCGACTTCCCCCTCCAGAGATTCCACAGATGTTATTCCAAGACAAAGTAGACCAAAGAACAACTATTCACGCTATTATGGGTACTCCTAGTGAATTTACAGGTTCTAATGATGGTTCTAGCGACCCTGAGACTCTTGGACAGTCTATGATGAAAAAGAACCAAGCTTCAGGCCGTCAAGACCTATACGTACGTTGTATAGACCGTTTCATGAACCACTATTTCCAATACTTAGTACAGATGATGGCAGTATGGTATACAGATAAACATTTCTTTACACACAACTCGGGTGACGGTGAATTTGATTACCTTACAATCCACAGAGACCTTATAGAAAAAGGTATGTCAATTTCAGTAAAGGGTGGTACTTCACTTCCATTTGATAAACACCGCCAAGAAGCTGTAGTTCTTCAATTAATGAAGATGGGTGCTTCTATTTCTTTATTAGATGCTTACAAATTACTCCACATGGAAAACCCACAGAAGTTATATGATAACTGGGCAAAACAAAAGACTGACCCAATGTCTCTAGCTAGAAACGGACTTGATGAAATAGATGAAGCTAAAGCATACATCGCTTTTGTAGAACTAATGGCTGGCAAAACTCCTACTGAACCAGACCACATTACAAAAGAATACATACTTACACTACGTAAACTAATGCTACGAGACGAATTCCTACAAGCTAAGAAAGCTAACCAACGCAAGTTCTTAGATTTTGTAGAAAAATCCCTTAAGCGATTAGAGCTTAGTGATAGCTTAGACCAGATGAGTCAGCAAGGACCTGAAGCATTAGACCCTAATACACCTATTCAGCCTCCACAACCTCCTGTATCAGGTATGCCACCCCCAGGAGCTATGATGCCCCCACAAGCCCCAGGACCTCAAGGTGCACCAATGCCAGGTATGCCAGGACAAGTACCAGGACCAATGCCTCCTATGCCTCCTCAAGGTATGCCTCCAGGTATGCCACCACCACAAATGGGTCCAGGACCTTCACAAAGCATGATAGGTGGTTCTTTATTTAGCGGTACTAATCTTCCTAACCCCGCTAATCCTCAAATGCCAAATTCTCAAAACCCTATGACATTACCTGGTTTGTGATACAATAACAACAAGGAGGAAATATGAATAGTGAAGACAATAATTTGCCTGGATTTACTGCAAGTCCAGAATTGCAAGCTAAAATAGATGCGTTAGATGACAACTTAGCTCCAGTGGGAAAGGACCTTGTAGATGACAGTGAAAAGACAGAAGAACCTACAGAAGAAAAGGATGAATCAGTTGATGAAGTTGAAAAAACTGAAGAAATCAATGAACCTGAAGAAACAGATGATGATAATAAAGAAAGCTCAACTGAAGAAGATGGTTACGCTATAGATGAAGGTGAAGAAGAAGAACCTGAGCCAACAAACTCAACTTTAGCTGCCCCAACTGAAAGAACTGCTGAAGCTCAATATGTGTATGACAATTTAACTAAATTTAAAGTACGTGGTACATACAATGATGAAGTAGTTGAATATGAATTAATATCTGCCGAACAACTACCAGCTGGATTTAAATATGAAAACCAACAACAAAACGATAAAGCTATTCTTGCTACTGCTAGAAACGAAACTAAAGCAGAACAACTTACACAAGAATATAGAAATCAAGAAACTGCTAAAGCTACAGCTGAATTTAAAACACGTGAAGACAATGCTGACCGACAAGATATAGGTACATTACAAAGAAACGGAGAAATACCACTATTTAAACATCAGCCTAATAGCAAAGAGTTTGACACAGACCCAAGTGTTGTTTTAGTAAACGATGTTTTAAAATTTAAAGAAGAAACTAATCAGCGATACTTAGATGAGTATAATGCTGGACGTACTTACAAACACATAGGTTTTGAAGAAGCATTTAGAATGTACAAATACCAGAATCCTAACAAAGTAGATACTGCTCTTGAAAAAGAAGATACTGCTAGAAAAGATTTAGCTGGACGTACTAATAAGACTCGAGGTACTAACTCAGAACCTGTTGCTCAAAAGCGACCACCTGCTCATAGAACAAGTAGAGATTTAGAAAACTTAATAGAAAGCCTTGATTGGTAAGAAAGGAACGCCATGCACAATTGGTGGATAGCAGCATTAGAAGAATTTGGATTAATAACACGTGAGGAAGCACAACATATTTCACAAGAGATACGTACAACAACTCACAGAGAAAATTACAAAGAAGCGTTTGAAGAACTTCATATTATCTTAGGTGATAGAAAAATCACACAAAGCAATTTGCTCGAAGGATTAAAAAATGATATAGCAATTCTTAAAAACGAATTAAAGGCTTTACAAACCAAAGAGCCTGTCAAAAAAATAGTTGCAAGTAAAAAATAAATATATTATACTGATGTTAATCAGGCAACTAATCAAGCCCTTCTCATGAGGGGCTTTTTGATTTGACTGTAAGCAAACTAACAAAGGAGATATTATGGCAGGAATGGTATTTACCGATAGAGTGGCAGACATCACCTATCAAGACATACTTCCAACGATTGTTGACCAAATCAACAACTCGAATGTATTCTTAGCCCGTATTCTTTCCAAGCCAGGTACTTGGAAGGGAGTTTACGAGGCTCAACCAATAGAAACAGCTAACAGTACAACTGGTGGTTCTTTCTCAGGTATGGATACATTCCCAACAGCAGCAACTAACAACACACGTCTTATGACATGGTACTTGGCAGCTTACGAGCAGTCAGTAGTAGTACCAGGTATTGAAAGAGCTGTAAATGCTAACAACGAAAAACAAGTACTTATGCTACTAAAAACTCGTCTTGACGAAGCTAAAGTATCTGCTCTACAGTCTGTAGGACAAATTGCTTACGGTGTTGGCTCAGGAAAAGACTTTGACGGTCTTGGACTAATCGTAGACAACGGTACTAACTCTAGCTCTTACGCTGGTATTACACGTTCTACAAACACTTACGTTAACGCTGACGTTACAGCTGTATCAAGCGGTATCATCACTCTTGATTACCTATCAAGCGAATTTGATAACGTTTCAGCAGCAAGTTCAACAATGGAAAGCCCAACAATCGGTCTTACAA